GTTATAATAAGATGAGCGAACCTACGAATAAAGCATTATATAACAAGGTCAAGCAAGAAGCAGACAAAAAATACTCTAAACCCTCTGCTTATAAGAGTGGTTGGATTGTAAAAGAATACAAAGAACGGGGTGGGAAATACAAAGGTAAGAAACAGAAAGACGGACTGACCCGATGGTTTAGAGAAGATTGGGAGGATATTGGAAAACGGGATTACCCTGTATATAGACCCACAAAAAAGGTTTCCAAAGACACACCACTCACGCCCAGCGAGATTGACCCCGATGACCTGAAAAAACAGATTAAATTAAAACAGAAGATAAAAGGTAAAAGCAATCTCCCGCCATTTAAAAAAATATCCAGTAATAGTATAATGCCGAGAACATCAAGACCGCCATTTCCATTCCGTATATCTGGGGGTTCTAACAACCTCACCGATGATTTCCTTGCCGAAGCAATCGCAGATGGATTAGTTAATGTAATCACTCCACCTGAAACACCACCTAACGATGGTTATACAACACCAACCAATCAACCTATTCAACCTACCAATCCTAATCCTCAACAAGGCGACAACCAATCGCCACCTAACGACGGTTATACTACACCAGTAGGTCAAGACATCGCCGTAGATATGGGAGTTCCAATTCACCCATCACACCACCCACAACACGCACCAGCAGCAACGAACCAAGCGAACCTTTTTCCAACATTCGCACCTCCCCAATTAGCACCACCTTTGATGCCCTTTGAACCTCCTGCTGGTTCTACTTTCACACCTATCGCACCTGCTCCTCCGTCTGGTAATAGTGATGGAGTTGTAAGACCTGTCGCCAGATATGGAGGTAGTATAATGCCGATGGAGGATAATTTCTTTTTCCCACCCAGAGATAGAGATAGACGCTACGCTCACGAACATTATAACTTGGTTATTCCCCACCACAAAGTTTTAGGAATGTCGGTTTAGATTTTTTTATCTCTATATAGATTATAATGAGTTCCTACCCAGATAATTTAGAAAAACCTGAATTAAAGAGAGATATTAAACTCTCCACAGAACCTTTACCCAATATGGAGAACGCTACTTTCACCATACACAATCACGATACTACAACAGAAAAGTTTATAATTGCTTACGATGTTGCGGGTAATGCTATTGAGTGTTCTATTGATGAAATCGTAAATAATAAATACAGACCGAAACCTGATTTTGGAATTACAGAAGTTCCACCTACCCAAGCACCAACACCACAAGAAGAAGGACGCACCAGAAGTGGTAAGTGTTTCCGTATAAGTCCCCAAGAACTTACAGCGGAGATGTTGGAAACTCCGTCATCCCATCGCCGAGCAACCCTCGCTTCTCTCCATTTTGATAATTAGTGTAGGGTGTATAGTGTAGGGTCTATTTTCATTAGTTAATATTTATAACAAGACAATCAATCTTATTATAAATAAAGTTTCCAAGCACCCTACACCCTACATCCCTACACTACAATCATATCATTCTCCAACTCCATATTCCAGCATATCCATATTGTATAAAATAGAGAACGACTATCGTGTCCCTCATATTTCTCAAAGTTTATCTTTTCACTCGGCACTATCAGTTGAAACTTACCGTATTTATCTTGGAGTTCTTTAAAATATTTCGTATGAATAGTAGTCGTAGGAAATAACAGAGCAAAAGGAATGCCGTTGTCGCAAAGTCTTTCCATTATTTTCCTTTTAAGATTGGGAATGCTCTTGATTTTATAAGGTGGATTATCTACCACTACTACATCATCATACATCGTTTTCCAGAAATCCTCCTCGTAGTCAATTGTCCTAAATCCATTATCTCGCATACATTTCCCCGAATATCCGTCATTAAAAAAGGGCAACCAATACATTTTATCTTTATTCAACAAGGGTGCTATTTTATCCCATACTGGTTTAGGTGTATTCCAGTCATTATCCTCTGTATGTTTCCAACCTATTTCGTTATTCACGCTCATTTAGATTATAGTTAGATTAAATTATTCAATATATTTCGCAACAACCCAGTCATTCGTTTTCCGTTTCTGTCCTTTGGGTGTATTCTTATCTCTCAACTTTTCCAATTCTGCTTGGAATTGAGGTAGAGTATAACCCATCTGTCCCAAGTGTCGCCTCATCGCAACAAAGCGTCCGCAAGTCTGTATTTTAGGTGATAATTTCTGTAATCGTTTCTTGTTATAAACAACTGTAAATCCGTCTTTCTTTGCCTTATCAAGAAGTCTGGTTAAATCGTTGGTTGCCTGACCTAATATCGTCCTAATCATACGAGGAATAAACCTCCAATCTGTATCCCATTTCGCACCGTAAGAATTGAAATATTCTATTGTATTTCCAAAGCGGAACAGTCCTACAAAATGACCGCTATTAAGTTTATCCTCTATCAGTAAGACCTTAAAACTATCGTCTTTGGGTAATAGTTGCTGGATACTATCGTAATCACTTAAATCACTATACTTGATAATGTCGCTTGGATTAATACCTAAATATTTTTCTAAATCAAAGTTAGTCATCGGTTCAGTTATTCTTTTCTGTATTTCTTTTTCACTCATTTATATTATACAGAGAGAATAAAAAATAGCGATTTAGATTATTTTGCGGAATGTTTAGGAGAAAATAAAATCTGTATAGTATATAGATATGGTAAATTGGGAGAACTCATACAAATACGGCAAGAAGCAAGAGCATATTATCTTACCCTTATTACGCTCTCATTTCGGTAGAGAAATCACGCCAACAGAAGGCAGATATGCTAAATATGACTACTACGATGAAAACTACAATTACGAAGTTAAATCAAGGACAAACAAGATGAGAGCATATCCAACAACGATGATTACCAAGAATAAGACGGAAGGAAGTGATAAACCTGTAATACTAATTTTTAACTATAAGGACTGTCTTACTTATATTGAATATGATGAGGAGAAGTTCAAAGACTACGATTGCGAACAATTTAGTAGAGCGGGACAATCTTGGGACGAGCAACCCCATTTATACATTCCAATAGACCATCTCTCCGTTATTGAAAGTTATTAGACCCTGAAAGATTACATCAGCAATAATGTAATTTTTTGTAGAAAAAAAAATTGAAGTAGATTTATTTATTATTTCTATAAGCATTAAAATAACAAAATGACTACGATTTACGAAGAAGAACCCTGTGTAGAGTGTGCTGGAAAGGTGGAGATGGGAAATAAAGGTTGGTGTGAGGAATGCCGAGATGGTGAAGGTGTATGCGACACTTGTGGAGATAAGGCAGAGGAAGGTAGTGGTGATTGGTGCTACGACTGTCGTGAAAAAGACGAGTGCCGATGCTACACCTGTAAGGAAATCTGTGTAGGATGTGAAACAGATAGAGATTTAAATGCTGTCTGTCTGGGATGCTTTAAAAATTAAAAAACGCCGAAAAAAAAATTGAAGTAGATTTAGTAGAACTTATAGAAGTAAATAAATAAAAGTATTTAATCTTGAATTAAATAAAAAATTGAATTAAAATATACTTAACCTTTCTGTAAGCAATAATGACGAAAATGAACGCAAATCAATTGAAAGCAAACGACAAATACCATCTTGGTATGATTAAGATGAAAAGTAAGATGTATATGTGGATGGAAAAGGGAAACATTTACGATTGTAGTAGTGGTCGCTCCATCAAACCTGCTACGATGAAAGGTTTTGTTGAACTTGTAGGCATCAGTAGCAAGGACTTTGCCCGTGTCTTTATCAGTCTGCCTGATGTGGTTGAGATTGGTGGGATTAAGGCGACGGGAGATTTTGATAAGGAGAAATTGTTGGAGCAAGTGTGGAGTTGTATGTAGATAAATTAGATTAATTACAAAAAAAGAAACATTAGATTAAAAAAACAAAGAAAATACAAAAATTAGATTAGAATACTTGATTATTCTTTTTTAATTTAGATTATTACAATACATATATAGTAATAATTTTAAAATTATTACTTGAAACAATCTATTTTGATACTTTTTGATATAATCTATATATAATGTATTGAAATAATCTAATATACACTAATTAAAGTATTGAAATAATCTATATTTTTGAAAAATACACGAACCAAAATAAAATTGAAGTTGAAAATACAATTAATATAAGACTTATATAAGTAAAGAAAATGGAATATATTGAAGAAAGAATTGAGAGAGAAATTAGAGAAGGAAATAGAGTTAGTTGTGCTGGTTGCGGGTGGAGTAATATGTTGGATGATGATGGTGATGATGCCTACTCGGTGAAATGGTTTTCTTTCAACGACCCCGATGTTTATTATTGTCCTGCGTGTAGCGAAATCTGTGAATGTGAGGGTTGTGGGGAAACGGCATTAAAGAAAATTACCAGATATAGAGATTTAGTCCAACCGAAAGGTTGGAGAATGATTAGAATGTGTATCTGCCCTCCCATTTTCGTCTGTGGAGAATGTATTAAAAAAGAAAGAAGGGATATGGCGAGGTGGGAGAGAAGAGAGAAGAGAGAAAAAAAGAAAAATGAAAAAAAAATTGAAGTTGATAATGTAGAATAAATGATTTCAATATAATAGAATGGAATATCTTGGAGATGGTAAATACGATTTTGAAGGTGAAGTATATAAAAGATGTAGCAAATGCTTACTACTGACCCACTACTTTCCCACTTATACTGATTGGGTATTAGTTGAAAACCCTGATGGTTTCCCTAACCCTACCCATATACCCGTAAAAAAGAAAAGAGATTATTGTTTTGTATGTTTAAATGGGAGAGGAATAAGGTTTCCTGAAAATGAATATAATTAAATAAAATAAATTAAATTAAAAATATTTTTTTACCAAAAACACCGATTAAAATAAAATTGAATTAAAATAAAAAATTGAAACAGATTTAATGTAATACTTATATAAGCAAACTAAATTGAAAATGACTGAAATGAAATGCGTGAAATGCGATGCGGTGAATGATGGCGAAGAGAAAGGTTGGTTGTCCTGTGAGTGTATGGGTGATTACTGCCCCTCTCACGCTCCAACTAATTCTTGTAATGGCGGTTGCGATTGTGATTGCGAATGCTGTGATTACGAGGATAATTGTGAGTGTTCGTTCCCCAAGTTCGTTATTGAAGACGGGATACAATCCTGCTCCTGCTGTGGATTGAACGACCATTACAAGAATGGTGTGGTGGAGGATTGGAGCGATGATGAGGAGTAAAATGATTAAAAATGAATTAAATGTTGTTATTGTATAAAATTGATTTACTTTTTCCAAAAACTTATATAAGCAACAAAAACACTTAATATTATTTAATCTTGAATTAAGTAATAAAATTGATTTAACTTTTATTAATCTTTCTGTAAGCATTAACAAGACAAGAATAATGCTCCCTGTAATTGACGGACACTTTTGGGTGGAGAGGAATGGAAAGATTTTGGATACTCATTTTCCTTACTACGATATGATTAAGATGTATCACGGTTGTTGTGGAGAGATGATGTATCACGAGGCGGACGACTTTACCCAAAAACTAATGATTACAAGGTTCAAGAGAGAACTAAACAAGGTTGGATTGTGCGAGGATGATTACCTCCATCTTAAAAGCGTGATTTACGACGGTAAGGCGGTGATGAATGAATGTTATTATAACTCCCTGTTGGCGATGAAAGAGGGAGATAGGTTGGTGTTCGGCAGTCTTGGATGGAAGAAGAAGGACGGAAGTGGCGTATGGTGGGAATACGGAGGCAAGGATTACAAGGGCATCAAAGCGTTCTTGAAATGAATGATTTAGGGATTTTAGATTATTTAGGATTGATTTTGTAGTATATACTTTAAAATAAAATAAACAGAGTTTTTTTAATGTAGCACTATTATATAAGAATGAGTTTAGAAAACAGTTGTGCTAATCCCGCATTCCCTTTGCCTATTGGTTCATTAATGCCGTATATGGGTCTTGCCGACAGAGTGCCTCCTACTTTTTTAATATGTGATGGTCGTGCCGTAAATGTTGCTGACTACCCCGAGTTATATAGGGTTTTAGGCGATACTTTCAACGGTAATGGACTTGTTAGTGAGGGTGAGTTTTTACTACCCAAATTAAACGACCAAGAAACCTATTTAGTGCCTAATGGAACACTTAAAACTGACCCAACCCAAGCAAACGCTATTTTAACTCCCGTTTTACATTCCAGCGATGATATACCTGCTCTTGCCGCAACCAACATCCCAATAATGTCCCCTGCCGCATTTACACCTACTTATCCCGACAAACAAGTAGGATTGGTAGGTAGAACACTCAACGCTCGTGGTGATTATCCAGGTGGTCGTTATTACGCAACAGACAGCACGGGGTCAAATACTCCCAAGATTGTTGCTCTTAATTCCAGTAGTGAAGGTGGTTGTTTTTGTAGTATGACGAGTGCTGATTATCAATATGTTAATCCTACACCCGCCTCTCTGGGAAATATTGATTTAAATGACGACCACCCAGTCCAGTATGGAGGTATGACTTGTATTTATATTATAAAAGCATTTACATCTTACGCTCCATCGGCATCTAAAAATGCCGCCATTACCCAGAGTATTAATTATCAAGTAGCATACAAAAATGATGTTGCCGCCAGAGAAACAGCGGTAGATACTGCTACGGGTGTTGCTGACGCTCAACAAGACGCTCTCGCCGCAGATGAGGCATCTGCTATTGCTGATGACGGGCAAGGTGGAGGGACTGAATACGAATACGCTGATGTTCCGCAGTTGGAGGGTTTTAGAGTTCCACCTACCCGTAATTATTAATTTTAGGAATACTATATTATTATAATCTATCTGTATATTATAAGAATGTCTGCTTTATCTAACGAAGGATTAAACGGTTTCCCTATCCCGATAGGAACTATACTAATGTGGGGTAATAATTCTGCTAAACCCCAACTCGTAAGTGATTTAGAAGAAACTGCTGGGTTTCTCGTCTGTGATGGAAGAGAGTTCGCCAAAAGTGATTACCCCGAATTATACGCTACGCTTGGAGATGTTTATAATGCCTACCCCTCCGCTCCCGCTGCTGGTAATTTCCGTATTCCCAATTTACCTAATCCTGATGGTGCTGGTGGATATAAAGGTTTTCTACTTGGTGGAACATCTGCGGGAACTCTTGTTCCAGACAACGCCCAAACTCCTATTGCCTCTGCTGAAATAACCCTACAAGCAAATCAACTACCTACATTCCCCCTTGATTACGATACTGCTACTCCATACGAGGCAAATGGAACTTATTACTGTATTTCATCCCAGTCGGGCGAGGAAATAAATACAAAGGTTTATTCCAAATCTGTTGTTCTTGTTCGTAATCCATCTGGGGACAAGTTTTTAAGAGATGATGTTAATTATTCCTCTGCTGGTGGTATGGGTAATGATAGTATTGCTCCTCAATTCACTTATACTGGA